TATTAAAAGTGGCATTCCTAGGGCATATCGAACTGTATTATGACCAGCTAATGCACCAGTGCAGATAGCTTCTGTATAATGTTCTAATTTGACATTGTTTTTTATTGAGAGATTTCGATAAAATATCAATTGAATTCTTTAGTTTTTTTTTAATATTGAATTCTATATGAAGCTCATCATCTTTAAATGATATAGAGTTTAAAAGTCTATTTAAGTATTTTTTCTTTTCATCATAATTTAAATTATCATATCGAGTATTAAAATCATTTAATAGTGTTACAATATTTATAATATCAGACTCAGCTAATACTGTTTCAGATTGATCTTTTGCAAATGAATCCTTTTTCTTTTCTATATCCTCAAGCTTATTTTCTAATATTTCTATTTCGTTTAACAATCTTTTTACAATTCTTTGATTTTGAGTTTGCTTAAGATTAATAAGTAAATTATTAATTTCTTTATTTACTTTTTCAATATCAGCATCAAAAGACTGTATAGCATTTAGTGGCTTATTTTTATCTTTTTTAATTAGTTCTTTTAATTTAGTAATAAGTACATCAATGTTGTAAGTTTTCAAAAATTCTACCAATTGCTTTTCCAACAAAGATCCATTAAGATTTTTACTATTGCAGCGTGTTCCTCCAGAGTTTACCTTTAGACTACACATATAATAATAAGGTTTGCTACCATCAATTCTAGGCCGTCCATATCTAACTTGCATACCTGAGCCACAACTACATTTTAATAATCCAGTCAAAAGAGCTGTTTTTGATTTTCCTATTGAAGGAGCTTTCTCTTTGTTTTCTTTCAGTATTTTTTGTACTTCCAACCAATCATCAGCATCAATTATTCCTTTGTGACTTGCTACAGCCATAATAGAACTATTATATTCATCATCCTTGCTTTGTTTACCATATCTTAAAATGCCATTTCCGTTTGGAGATCCACAAACTTCAAAACCTTTTCTTTCCAAATAATTAAAAATACTTTGGTTGGATTTAACATAAACAGGGTTTTGAAGAATGAGATTTATTGCTGATTTATCTATATTACCTCCATTTTTGCCTTTTAAATTATTAGTTAATGTCCATTTAGATACTTGAGATAGAGATTTTTCTTCTAAATATTTTTTATAAATAGCTTTTATGATTTTTAATTCTTCATCATTCTTTTTTAATTTAGTAATAGAACGTTGTTTTCCATTTTCATCTATGTAATATTCTCTAGTTCCGTTAAATCCTAATGGAGATTGACCTCCAAGCCATCTGCCCATACGTGCCAAGTTATACATATTGTCTTTAACTCTTTCTGCTATCTGTTCACGTTCTAATTGTGCTAAACTAGCGAGTATACCTATAATTGCTCTTCCAAAGCTTGTGGAACTATCAAATCCCTCTGTAGCACTATATATTACACAACCTAAATCTTCGCACATTTGCATTGTGTTGTGTATATCACGAGCATTTCTTCCAAGTCGATTAAGTTGATATATGATGACTGAATCTATTTCCTTTGATTTGATTTTTGAAATCATTTTTTGATATTCAGGTCTATCTTCATTTTTTCCACTAAAACCTTCATCAATGAATAGTTCTGCATTTTGGGGATCTACATCAAATTTAAACCTAATAAAATCTTTGCATTTATTAATTTGATTCTCAATAGATTCGCCTTTTCCAGTAAATTTGCTTTTTCGTGAATAAATTGCTATTTTCATTTAACCACTTCCTATAATATATTGAACTTAATTTTGACTAATTCTAGAGGTAAATTTAATATAGATGCAATTTGTTTATATGAATAGTTTTCCAATAAATATTTATCCAAATCATTTAAATCTATTAATAAATGAGCATCAAATTTATTGGCTTGCTTTTCGAATTTATCTACAGAATAAAAAGTATTTGCTCTAAAAAATGGAGTATTAGCATTAGGATGTATGATTGCATGAGCTAATTCATGTCCGCATGTTACTAATCGTTGTACTTCATCTAATGAATCATTAATATGTATAAATTTTTGTCTAGCATACTTGTTGTAATATCCTCTAATAGCTCCTAAAGGTTCGTAAAATATTATTATACTTTCACCTTTTGCTATGTCAAAAGGATTATTTGTTTTATATTTCTTCTTTAAGCGCTCAACCTCTTTAATTATAAAGTCATTCATCCTCAAACCACCCTTAAATTATTTTCTATATTTTTTAGGAGTAAATTTTTCTTTAGCAATTTTTTTTGCTAATCTCATAGAATTTTCTAAACTTTGAGCTAATAATTCTCTAGTTTCATCATCCAAGGGTTCACCATCAAACATAAGGCCATCTTGAGAATTTTGTAACATATTTAATGTTTCATTTAGAGATTTCTGTATATCTTTTTCTGCTTTTTTAGATAGTACTATCTCCTCAGAAAAATCCTCATTATTTTCAAAAAATGATAATGGAACTTCACATGTTTCAGCAATCTTAGTTAACAATGTGTAGTTAGGATATAGTCTTCCACTTTCCAAATCTCCTAAATATGAACGAGAAATATCTAAATCAACAGCAAGCATATTGCCAGTATATCTTTTTCCTATTTTTTCACCTTTAATTTTTCTAGCTTCTTTAATTTTTAATCCCATTTCTTTTTTATCCAAACTCATTTTTTTACAACTCCTTACAAATAAATAATAACGTAAATTACGGTGTTATGTCAATAAATAAAAGAAAAATTAAGTATATTAACGTAAAAAAAGGTTTACAACGTAAAAATCATTTAATATACGGTTATAAACGTAAATTTAAACCTTAATTACGTTTTACTTCGTAATTTACGTGTTCTATAATAAGCTTGTACAATAAATTACGTTAATAAACGAAAAAGAGGTGAAGGAATGGCTGATTTAATAAATGATTTATCATGGTTTAAAAAGATGGAGGTGTTAAGAACTATTAAAGGATGGAGTCAAGAGGAAGCAGCTGAAAAATGTTTTACTGGACAAAAAACATATTGGGCTTGGGAAAGTGGAAAATCATATCCACGTAAAAATAGTAGACGAGCTATATCGCAAGCATTTGGCGTTGAAGAAGAAGAAATATTTGAAAATAGTAACAATATTAAATAATTTGCATATTATATCAAATGAATTATGTGGAGAGATATAAAAAATGACAAAAAAAAATGATATTAAATTTAAATTTGTTGTAGATGTTCCACCAGACAAAGAAACGCTTGAAGAAGCAGAAGAAATAATGGCAAAAGCTTATATAGAAAAGTATGGTATAGAAAACATAAGAAGAGTTCTTGAGGTATTAGACAAACAATAAGATAAATAGGCTAAATAGCCTTAACAAACAAAGTAACATAACAAATATATTGAACAAGCATATCTAAAACTTAAAAGCAATTACATTCAGTAATTTTCAGCTTAAGAGGTAAAACGAACTTAAGGAGGGAGTAAATGAACGATTTACAAATTTTTAAAAATCAAGAGTTTGGACAAGTAAGAATGTTTGAGGTAAAAGGGAAACCATTATTTTGTGGTAGTGATGTTGCAAAGGCTCTTGGATATGCAATTCCAAGTAAGGCAGTAAATACACATTGCAAAGGGGTTTCCAAAATGGAAGTACCTACTAATGGTGGAGTGCAACAAATGCTTTTTATTACTGAAGGTGATATGTACAGGCTTATTACTAATAGTAAATTGCCGAGCGCAGAGAAGTTTGAAATATGGGTATTTGATGAAGTTTTACCTTCTATAAGAAGAACTGGATTATATAACCCTATTGAAATAAGTAGAGAGCAAGAAGTATTAGAAATAATAAAAACTTTGCCAATAGATGAACATAAAAATGAAGCAGTAGCAGCACTAATGAAATTAATTCCAGTAGAATCTAAACAAATTGCTTATAAGGAACCAAAATCAAATATCAAAATTTTATTAGATGAATTTTTAAAAAATGATGATGTAATACTTAAGCAAACAGAAAATGGACTTGCAGTTGATAGATTAAAATTATATGACTTCTTTGGAAATTATGGTTTTGGAAAGACACAGATACTTAAAGAATTAGATCAAGCTGATTTAATTTATCATAAACCAGAATGTAGAACAGTCCAAGTGAGATTGCCTAAATATAAAAATGCAGTAAGGGTGGTTTTAATTAGAGAGTAACATAATTATTTATTGGTCAAGCACCAGGAACTACACAAAACCTACTGGTGGCTAAGAAGGAGTATTGGAACAGAAATAAAATTTAGGAGGGTTAAACATGAAAGCAATAGGAATTACAAGAAAGATAGATTCATTAGGAAGGATAGTTATTCCTAAGGAAATTAGAAGAACACTTGATATTAAAACAGAAGATGAAGCACCTAATGGAGAAGCTGATTATTTAGAAATTTATACAGAAGGAAGTGACATAATACTTAAAAAGTATAATCCAGGATGTCATTGTTGCAAGAACACAGATAATTTAATAGAAGTTTTAGGTCTTAAACTTTGTCCAAGCTGTTTAGATCAATTCAATGAATATAGAAAGATGATTGATAAAGCTAGAGAAAAGGAGAAATAGGAGATGGATAGCTTAAATTTATATGTTGATTTAGTTGGACCAAGATACAAGAAAAGAAGTAAGTTATCTAAGATGATTAGAAGATTTTTAAGGAAGTTAGGAAGATAGCTTATGGGAATTATAGCAGAAATTAATCGCATAGCAGACAACAGAGAACGTGCCAAAGAAATTGCCAGTAGAGTAATTAAAAGAGGAAATAAAGAGGGCAGAAAGTTTGGTGATGTTCTACAAGAAGAACTTAAGAAAGAGTTAAGCATAGATAGATTTGATGATAACTGGACCATAAAAGAAAAAGCTACCAAGGACACCGACCAAAGTAGTCCAAAGTAGCAAACACAAATATTCAAGTAAATTATAAGCCTATAGGGAGGTGTTTAGCAAGTGCCATTAGTAAAATGTAGTGCAATTACTTGTGTCTACAATAAAGACAATGTATGCACTGCCAAAACTATTAGATTAGAAGATTTTGAGTATTATGCAGATGCAGAAGGCAAGAGAAGAGATTATTTAGAAGATGATATGAAGTGTACAACCTATAAGAGTATCTATAGGAGTGATGAAAAATAAATTTAATAAGTGAAACCAAACAAAGATTAAATGTTATTAATGCAAAGCTTATTGATCTACAGGAGTGTTTAGAACTAGGAAGTTTAACAAAGGATTGTAGACACTATTTACAAAATGAAATAAGCAAAACCAAAAGAAATATAAAATACTACTCTGAACTATTGGAAGTTTTAGAGAAGGCTAAGGAGGATAAAAAGTAAATGGCTATACCAGTATTAATAATAGGAAAAAGTGGTGCGGGTAAAAGCACTAGTATGAGAAATTGCGTGAATAATGATGATTGGAACTTAATTAAGGTATTAGACAAGCCTTTACCATTCAGAGGAAAGATTGCTACAGGCGTTACTGATGATTATCAGAAGTTAATAGCATGGACTACAGGAAGCAAAGCTAAGTCAATAGTTATTGATGATGCAGGATATTTGATTACTAACCAGTTTATGAGAAATCATAGTGCTAGTAAAGGCGGAAATGGTGCATTTGCTATGTACAATGATTTAGCTGATAGATTTTGGAACTTAACTCAATTCATTATCAATGGATTACCTAAAGACAAAGTTGTATATGTAGTAATGCATGAAGACGAGGACCAGTTCGGTAATATAAAGCCTAAGACTATTGGAAAACTTCTTGATGATAAAGTTTGCATTGAAGGAATGTTCACTATAGTACTTAGATGCACTATCAGAGATAATAAGCATTTATTTATTACTCAATGTGATGAAGGTGCAGTAAGTAAATCACCTATAGGAATGTTTGATACTTTGGAAATTGATAATGATTTGATGTTAGTTGATAAGACTATTAGAGAATATTATGAATTAAATAAAAATGAAAGTGAGGATAAGTAAATGAGCAAACTTAAAAATAATGCAGTTTATTTTTATGACAAAGTAAGAGGTAACTGGTGTACTCATGGAATTGTATTTACGGTTATCAAGGATGGAGTTATGTATGCTGTAGATACTTATGGTAAAGCAGATATTGAAAAACACAAAAAAATGAAATATTTTGGTGAATTTGATAAAGTGTGGAGAGCGAAAGAAATAAAAGATGACTTAGAGTACATTATGGATATAGATGATATCAAAGAAGTTGATGAAAGAACTTTTGATTTATGGAGTGATAATGATAAAGTCCATATTCCTATAGGTAGTTGGCATGAAAGGTATTTAGTTAATAAAAATAAAGGTATTAGTAAAAAAAATGAAACCTATAAATTATATTCTGAAATTGAAAGCCTTAAATGGTCTATAGAAAGTAAGAAAAGGGAACTTAAAGAAAAAGAATGCAGATTAAAAGAAATTGAAAGTGAGGATAAATAATTATGGAAAATCAAATAAGCAAAGAAAGAGCAGAAGGTTTGATAAAAACTATTCTTGAAAAGAGAGAAGAAAGTAAAAATAGTAAAGCATATATAACTGGAGCTAAGGAAGAACTTGAACAATTCTTATCGGAAAATGATTTGACTGAATATACTTGCGCTAGTGGAACTGTAAAGATAGCTGATTCCATTAGACAAGGATTAGAAAAAGAAAAGGTTGAGAGTACAGTTACAAAAGTTAATAACAAGGAAATTGATCATATAGATATATCTGAACTTTATAAAGAAATAGATGTACATTCAATAAGTATTAAAGCAGCTAAGGAGGAATAAAAGCATGATTGGTATAGTTAATAAGCCACAATTTAATGAAGATGTATTCACGGTTGGTAAGGCAATACACATTAAAAAATATGGATATAACAGATTTGCACAAATTGATGCAAATGCCTTAGTTGTAGATTGCCAGCCTTTAGAATTAACAGTTGCTTTTGTAGAAAAGAAGCAAGGTATTCAGGAAGAACGCATTAAAATTAGTGAAATAAGTGAGTCAACATATGAAATTACAGAACTTAAGGAGGAAAGATAATTATGCAAAAACCACAAGATTTTGAACAAGCACAAGGATTTACAGGATTTGAGCCTTTAGAAGTTGGAGGACATATTTGCAGAATAATGAACGTTGAGGAAACTAAAACTAAAAATGGTGGTAAGGATATGGTTGTTATTTACTTAGATACAGATAAGACAGATAAGCAACCGGAGTATTACACAAACCAATATAAATCTAATACTAAGCCTGATAAGAAGTGGTCTAATAATGCAATATGCAGACAACTTGTATTAGATGCTGATGGATTTACCAATAGAGGATTTAAAAGCTTTATAGACTGCATAGAAGGTAGTAATAACGGATTTAAAGTGCAATGGGGAGAAAACTTTTGTAAAAGCCTAAAAGGTAAGTTAGTTGGTGGTGTATTTGGAAGAGAAGAATACTTAAATCAATCTACTGGAGAAAGTAAGTTTGCTACTAAATTTCAAAACTTCAGAACTGTAGAAATGATTAAAAAAGGTGTGGAGCCACCTAAGGATAAGTTACTTAATCCTAATGGAAATAATCAAGGTTTTAATCCAAGCGAAGATATTATTCTAGTAGAAGATGGTGATATGCCATTTTAAGTTAAACTAAATATTATAGATAAGTACAAGCAGGCAACCAAATAAAGTTGTTTGCTTTACTTAACAAAAGAGGTGTAGCAGTTGAGATATAAATACACAGATAAGGAAATGAAAAAGATACTTGATAATATGGTTGTGATTGTTGACAGTAGAGAGCAGTCCAATAAGCATATAACAGATTTCTTTGATAAAAAAGGCATTCCTTATAAAATTATTAAAAATGATTATGGAGATTATACAGCTATGCTGCCAGCCAATACGCTTACTGGCTTTACACATGACATATATTTTGATAGGGATGTGGCAATAGAGCGTAAGGCAGATATAGACGAAATTGCTGGTAATTTAAAAGAAGATGCAGCAAGACTTAAGAAAGAACTAGCACATTTAAATATGCATGAAATAAAGTATTTCTTCTTTGTAGAAGATAAAGATTTTCATGAGAATTTAAGGCAAGGGAATTATAGAAGCCAATATGATCCGTTCACATTAATGCAGAGAATTAAGAAAGGCATAGAAGCAGAGTACAACACAGTAATAGTGCCAGTAGATAAGAAGTGTATGGGAAGTGAGATTTATTATACCCTACAGGCTTTTGTATATAACTTATTTAAACATAAAGGTTTTATTTTAGAAAGTGAAGGTGAAGAAAATGGAAATTAATATAGGTGAGTATCAAATAATAACTGATACATTACAATTTATTGTTAATAAAAAAACAACTATAAAGGAAAGTAAATTTACTAAAGCTGAAAATGTAGGCAAAGAAATATATAAGCCAATAGCTTATGCAACAAGCCTTCAATCTGCCTTGAAATTCATTCCACAGGACGTTTTAAGGGGTAATAATGAAATATTAGTCATTAAAGAAAAACTAGAGCAAATAGAGGAAATTATAAAGGCAATTCCACAACCTATAGAAATTGAAAAAATAGTTTATAAGAAGAATGAAGGTGAGTCAGTTGATTAGCAAAGAAAAGCAACAAGAAATTTGTAAAAAGGCAATAAATACGTTCGGTGAATATACACAATTAGATATGGTCATAGAGGAAATGGCAGAACTTACGCAAGCTATATCTAAACTTAAGAGAAATAAGGTCCACAATGTGGAGGAAGAAGTTGCAGACGTTGAAATAATGCTACAACAAGTAAAATTAATGAGTTTATTTGATGTAAAGAAGATAGATGAAATTAAAGAACAGAAATTAAAAAGATTAGAAGGAGTTGTTTGGTAATGAAAGAGTTAAATATTATTGAAGCAAGTGCATTAATAAATACAGAGTTTGAAGTTATTTATCCTAATGGAAACAAAAGAAGAGAGAATGTATGTTGTAACCTTAGTGGAAGTTTGGAAGAAATAGGTGGTGGCGAATTATACACATATACAGACATAATTAATGCTAAATTTATTCCAATACAAAAATCAGTAAGTTTTATGGAAGCAATAGAGGCTTATTCTAAAGGCAAAACAATTAAAAGTATTGAAGAGGAAGATAGTCAAATATTTACTCATATTTATATTCCAGATGGTATTGCTGATTGCATAGAGGATGATACACATAGTGCAATGACAGCGCGTGAGATATTAAATGGCAAATGGTACATTGAAGATTAGAAGGTGAATTTATGAAAGATTACTTAAATAATTCTGAAACTAAAGAAATGATAATACTAGCACAGTCTAGAAACTTAGTTAAGCACTTTACAGATGGAAATGTAATGACTAAGGAAGAAAAGGCAGATTTAAAGCGTGGAAGTACCTTCATGAAGAATAGCTTGGCTAAGATGATAAACAGGCTAGGAGAGGAACAGGCTAAGAAATTTGTAAGGCTTAATAGTTCCAGTAGGGTAATAGTAATTACTGATAGTGAACTTGAAGTGTTGCAGAAAAGAAAACAAGCTGATTTAGATGCAGCATATGAGGACTCAAAAGAGTACTTTGACCTAGTGGAAATAACTATGGATATGAATTGCAAGAATTGTACTAAATGTTTTAAGGAGTGTGATTTATATAAACATTTTGATGAAAATGAAGTAATTCCTTTTGATGAATCTGAAGATTTAGGAAATTGTAAATTTGCCTATAGGAAGTGAATGTATGTATGAATTTAATGTAATAGGACAATGTTGTTCTATATGTAAACAAAATAAACCATGTACTGAAACAGTTGTGATAACTAAAGAAAAACGACAAAAAGTAGAATTTTGGTGTAAGGAATGTTTTGGAAAAATAATTGATGAAGAACGACAAGAACAAGAAAAATCAATACAAGAAGTGTATGCCAGCAGAATAAGAAGTTCATATTAGCGAGGTGAGTTAATTTGAGAAGTATAAATGAAATCTTAGATGCTGCTATAGAAAATGCAAAACTTAGACTTAGAGAAGAACCAATCAAAGAAAACGTAGTTAAACGTACTGGCAATAAGAAAGCACTTCATCAAAAGTCTAAAAATAGGAGAGCAGTATGGATCAACTAATTGAACTTAAGCAAAAGTATAATAAAGCACTTGAAAGAAATAAGAAGGCTGAACAATATATTTCCAATAGGAGTGTTGAAGAATGTTTTAAGCCATTAAAAATAGTTGATGGTAAGCCATTTAATACATTTGATTTATTTAATGAAGTAGTTCAAGAATTAAGCCAATTAATGAATGAAATTGAAAGTATGATCTATAGGAAAATGATAAGTGATGAAATTTTAAACGGATTTGAAGTGTAAGGAGGTGAAACCTTGGAAGTACAAGATATTAACTTAAGACAAGTAATTGAAGATTTAACAGGAGAAAAGTTTAATAGAGATAAAAAGATACATTCTCCTTTTAATTCTGGAGATAAAACACCTAGCTTTAGTATTTACTTTAATAGTAATCAGAATAAGTGGATGTATAAAGACTTTTCTACAGATGATGTTGGAGATGCTATAGATTTTGTAATGAAATATAAAAACTGTACTTACAATGAAGCTAGACAGTATTTAGGTTTAGAGGTAGAAAAGAGCGTTACAGAGGACTTTGAAGAAATAATAAGACAGTTTGTACGTAATCAAGTTAAGAACGGAAATAAGAAAGGATATAAGCCTTTAGGAGTGTTTGTATTCGTAGATTCAGATAACAAGCCTATATATGCAAAAGTTAAGTTCCTTAAAAGTGATGGAAAGAAGGAAACACCCTATTATCATATAGAGAATGGACAAGTTATATGTAATAGAAGTCATGAGGAAGTACCCTACAATTACTATAATTTACTACAGGGAATAGCAGAGAAAAAGACTATTATCTTTGTAGAAGGGGAGAAAGATGTAAATACAATAAATAATATCTTAAGCAAAAAATACTATGTTGCCACTAGCATAAAAGGATTTAAGGACTATGACAAGATTAAAAGTGAATTTATGGATATTGTAGTTATAGGAGATACAGGAGCAGCAGGACAGAAATATATAGATAACATTAAATATAACTTTCTTACATCTGCCAGTAGCTTTAAGGTTATTAATTTGCCTGGAATAAAGGCCCTAGGAGACAATGCAGATGTTACCGATTGGTTAGAAGATGGACACACTAAAGAAGAACTCCTACAGGCTTTTAAAAGAAGTTTAGACTTAAAGAATAAGAATGAATTACAACAAGATGATAGAGGTATTTACCAATTAAAATACAAGAAAAAAGATGATGATTTTATAAGAGAGTACCTAACAGATTTCAACCTATTTGAAGCCAGTAAAGTTGAGAAAGTAGATGATGAAACTGGAGGAATAAGGCTTAAAATTAAATCTTGTATAGATGGTAAAACAGTAGAAAAGGTAGGCTCATCTAAGATATTTGATGATTTAAGAACATTTAGAAATTTCCTGGGGATGGATTTCTCTTTCATGGGTGCAAGTGTAAATGATCTTGTTAAGCTTAAAGGCTGGGTAAACAAATACTTCGCAATAGATAATAAAGAAATATATAGTGGTGCTAAATTTATTCCAGTAGGAGAGAATGAAGGATTTAAACTTATTGCAGCAGATGGAACATTACTACCTAATGGGAAAGATTATAGCATAGTAGCAGAAACCACAAGAATTAATGCTTTAGATGTAGAGCCTATAGAAAAAGATAAACTTAAGGAACTTATGAAACATATTTTTAATTTTGTAGAGTATGGAAAGGCTATTAGCATTATTGGAAGTATAATTTCTTTCTTAGAAATCGGTCAAAATATAGCTTTAAAAGAAAAATTACATCACTTACTTATTGTTGGAGAATCTGGAACAGGTAAGTCTACTATTTTAGAAAGAGTGATAGCTCCATTGATTAATTATTCTTTAGAAGATAAACAAGTATTCTCTGGAACACCTTTTGCACTTCAAAAATCAATTTCTACAGGAAATTATCCAATACTGGTAGATGAATTTAAGCCAAGCATGATGGATAAATATAAACAACAAAAATTAAGTGATATTTTTAGAATTGCATATGATAGAAGTCCAATGAGTAGAGGTGATAAGAACTTTGAATTAAAAGAGTTCTATTTAACCAGGCCACTTATAATTGCTGGAGAAGAAAGCTATCCTAATGGAGAAAAAGCTAACATAACGCGTAGCTGTATAGTTTATTTAGGAAAAGGTGAGAGAACAGAAGAAAATACACAAGCTATGTTTTGGCTAATGGATCATGAAGAATTGCTTAAGAAGTTAGGTAAATCTATTATATTGGAAGCTTTAAACTTGCCAGTAGAAGAATATAAGCTATTGAGGGCAGATTTAAGAAGATTATTTAAGCTTAAGGATAGACCACTCAACACAGCTGTAAATATTGCTTGTGGAATTGAATTATTAAATAAAGTGCTTATGAAACAGGGGTTATTGCCAATAGCAGACTACTTTAAGTACATTGAAGAAAACATACGAGAAGATGTATTGGAAGGTGGAGAAGATGCGAAAAGTACAGTAGAACAGATGCTAAGCCTATATAATGAAATGATTGAAAGTAGAAACGCTTATATAAATGATGATGCCATTAAACATGGAAGATTTGAAACTGGTGATAAAGGAAAAGTGTATATAAGAACTTCAATGATGATTGATAGCATATTTAAATATATTAAAGATTATCAATCGGCAGATATAACTACACCTTTAAGACCAAAGGATTTTAAAAAACAAGCTAAGAAGTCAGGATATATTATAAAAGTTAATGCTAAACAAAGGCGTATAGGTGCATATGCAAATTGTACTGGAACTAATGCGTGGTTTGATGAATATGACAAAGATTTATTAATTAAATTAAAGCTAGATGCAATAGTAGATTGTTCAGATGTTGATTTAGAAGCAGCAGTAAATAACTTTGAAAATAAAGTTTTAGAAAATGTATTCCCAGGAGTTTAACTCTTGGGTAATGCAGACTATGTAGATTTGACGTAGTAAAGTGAGGTGATTGGATGTTAGTAGAAAACACTATATTTGGTGTAAGAGATAAAGTAGCTATAGCTATAGATAGATTAAGATATTTTGAACCAGAAGAAGGTTATTATTTATGTTTTAGTGGTGGCAAAGATAGTCAAACTATATATCATTTAGCAAAAGAAGCTGGAGTAAAGTTTGATGCTCATTACAATGTTACAGGGATAGATCCTCCAGAATTGGTTTACTTCATGAAAAAGAATTATCCAGATGTTATAAGAGATAAATATGAAAAATCTATGTTTCAATTGATACAAGAAAAAGGATTACCTACAAGATTAAAAAGGTTCTGTTGTTCTACATTAAAAGAGCATGGTGGAGAAGGAAGATTGTGTATAACTGGTGTTAGATGGGCGGAAAGTAATAAACGTAAAGGGAGAAGACCTTTTGAGATTGTTACACCTAAGAAAGAAGACAAAAAGTTATTTAATGATAATGATGAAGGAAGAAAGCTCTTTGAAACTTGTATGCAAAAAGGTAAGAGAGTTATAAATCCTATTGTTGATTGGGAAAATGAAGATGTTTGGGAGTATTTAAATAGCCGTGACATTGAACATTGCATACTTTATGACCAAGGATATACAAGACTAGGGTGTATTGGTTGTCCAATGTCTACAAGAAAAGTTCAAGAACTTAAAAGATATCCTAAATTTTATGACAATTATATGAGAGCTATAGAAAAGTTTTTACCAGCATATTTAGAAAGATGTACTAAGAAAAATAGACAACCATTTAGAAAAACAGCACAAGAATGGATGGACTGGTGGTTAGAAATCGAAGTTGATAAAACCAAGAGTATAGACGGTCAAGTTGAATGGGATGAAGATATTGTATAATATGCAATCCTACTAAACATTTATGGTTGATTAACTAAGAAAAGTAAGAAATTGATCTTTGAAAACTAAATAATACGGTGTTGAATATGTAAATAAATCTTTTTCGTTTAAGCGATTATATGGTAATATAAGTATGAAAATGATATTTTGCATCTTAAAAGGGGGATTTATTATGGTTGAAGGTAGCCTTAATACTGTTAATAATTATGAGTGTATTAAAGCATGGGGACCTGTTATTGTAGGAATATTATCAGTCTTTGGTGCTTTATTTGCGAATTGGAGACTATTAAAATCAAAATCTAAAGAAGAAGAAAGAAATGAAATTAATAAAAAGCTTAGCGAATTCTATGGACCATTTACACAATTAAGAAAGAAAAGTGTAATATTATATAGATTATTTACTAAAGGAAAAGAAGAACACTATAAAACTTTATCAGCCATATTAAATGGCAAGGAGTTTATTGGAAATGACAAAGCTTTATTAGAGGAGATTATATCTATAGATAAACAACTCGAAGATTTAATAATAAATAAAAGTGGATATGTAGAAGATAGTGAGTTAAGAAATTTATTAGGTGAAGCAGCTACACATTTCAATATTATGTCTTTAGCGTATAATAAATTAATTAAAGGTGAAGTAGAACGATTTGAAACACATTTGTTCCCAAGAAACTTAGATGATAAAGTTGATGTTGAAATAAAAAAATTACACAAAAGGCTAGAAGAGTTGAAATAATCTTAATTACAAATTATAAGCATAATATCATAAAAGATTTAGATTTTTATATTAATACCGTATTATTCAGAAATGAATTTGCGGTATTTTTTGTTGTACAAGTAATACGCAATACTTCAAAAGTCTGTACAACTTACAGGCCAGTAGATAGGAGGAAAAATATGAAGTTATTTAAAGTTGACTTATGGATAAAAGACTCGAAATTTAAAACTTACTTAGTAGTCGCAGAGTCTGAAAAGGTAGCAATGAGAAAAGCTATAGTTAGGTGTGAAGAAAGGACTTTAATAGGTGCAACTGTAAAGCCTATAGAGGAAGTCGAAGGCTATAAAATTAAAGTATTGGAGGATTAAGCTATGCAAGAAAGAACAGCAACAAAAAGAATAGTTAAATCTAAAGTTATGGCTGATATGTTTGTATGGTTAGGATTTGAATATAAAAAGACAGAGAAAGGTTATGAATTTGAAAGAACATGGTCGTTTATATGATTTGAACGATTTAGAAGGAATGTATTTAGAAGAATATGCAATAGGAGCAACAGATTTACTTCAATCCTATTGGAAAGTAGCAATAGAAATAGCAAAAGAGCAAATACAATAGTCATTAAGTTTTAAATA